CGAAGATGTCGACGACCCGCTGGCGGTATGCCGCCTCTGTCTCTGCGTCCGCAGCAGTGACCGTTGTAGCAGTCACTTCAGCGCCCACCGTGCTCAACTGCGCTATCGGGTTTGCCCACTTCAGAATGTCGCCATCGGCCCGGTTGCCAAGCGTGCCCGAGCCCCCGTTGCCGTCTGGGTCGCTGGCAGCCAACACGTCGACTTGCTTCGTCCCCGCGTCGAGCACGACATCTGTGAGGGTGATGTAGATGTAGCCAGTGGACGGATGGACGAGCTGTGTGCCCGCTGGGACTGTGGACGAGTCCTGATTCAGCACGCCGAACGATACGGTGCATTGCGAGTTCGTAGCAATGTCAGGATCGCCTATGCCAGATAGCCGTCCCCACTCGATCAGCGGGACGAACGTCCTGTCGTTGACTGTCGTTTCGCGGAACGACGCATAGGTCACGAACTGCTGCAGCAATGACCAAGCCCCGTACTTGTAGACGAGGACGAAGATGCCAGCGAGTGCCTTCGAGAGAACCCGCGTGAAGCTCTTTGGAAGCAGCGGTATCGACTTGCCGATCTCCGCCTCGATTGCAGCGATGATGTTGTCAGATACGGTCTGCGTTGATGGTACGGACAGTGCCACTATTCACCCCACGACGATTCAAAGGCGACGACGAACTCTTCTTTGTTGATGATGATGCGCGCACTCACACCGATCCTGTCCTTTGCTACCAAGGAAGCTGTGACGAACACCTCGCTCGCAGTGCCGTCGTCGAGCATCCACTGGACGTCACGCATCATCGAGGACTCGATGAGGAGCAGGTTGTTGGACGTCGCCGGCAAGCTACGGATCATGTGCCCCGTCTCGCTGATCATCTGCCGAGCTTCGGGCTCTCCGTAGTTGCCCCACCATTGGTGCTTGTGCTCGTGGTCAGCGTCGGCGTCGTCCGCGGTGTGCCGCGCCCCAGGGTCGCGCTCGCTGCCACCGAACCAGGAAAGGTAGACCGCAGTCTCGAGCCCGGTGTCGAGCTTGATGTCGGTCGTCGGCTCATGCGGGCCAGCGAACTCGATATTGCCGCCGTCGTCCTGATGGAAGAGCCGTACGTCCGTCATGTCACGTACACCTTGTCGCAGCCGGTGGCGCCGACCGTGTAGCCGTGGTCGGTGGACGCTGCGGTCTTTCCGGTAATGTCGAAGCTGTCGTAGCCGACCAGGAGCCCCGAGGGGTGCGTATGCCCGCCGAGCGCGGTCTTGATCTTCTCCAGCTCGGCGTCCACGAGGTCAGCCCTGGCGATGAGCGCCATCACGAGCCCCATCGTGTCTGGCTCCGCGCCGTCCATGGTGACGTGGAGCGCACCCACCACATCGACCCCGTCGCGGGCGTACAAGCGCTGCTCGCCCTCCTTAGCGACTCCCTGGTTCCAAGGGTCGACCCAGCCAACGATGACGTAAGAGCCGCTCTCAGAGGCCTCCACGAGGAAGGCGAAGTCACCCGGTACCGGATGCGCATCGTATCCAGACGGCTGGTAGTCGACGCAGGTCACCATGTCGCCGCCACCGAGGTCGAAGCGACCCTCCGCGATCTTGGCGTCGTCGTCCTCAGTCCGCAGCCACTCGACCAATTCCCCGATCATCCCCACGGTAAAGCCTCCGGCTGCTCGCCATCGAAAGCTCCAGGCAGCACCAGGCCAAGAGAGGCCGTGACGGAGTCCTGGCCTGCCTTGAGGATAACGTCTCGCACCAACAGCTCTGTCTCGTTGTACACCATGGCCCCCGGTGCGTGCAGTGTAACTGTAGTATTCGGCCTCCACAACGCGCCGCTTGGATCGTGCCAGGTCGGGACACTCACCACATACGCTACCATATTGCCAAACATGCGAGCCATCTTGGCCTTGACCGCTCCTGGGAGGTCGCCGGCATTGACGTCGCCCATCGTGAAGTTGAGGGGTCGTACGACATCGGGAAGGTTCTCGTTCTTCTCGGTGTACCCCGAGCCCCGACGGCCTGCCTTCATGGTCGCGAAGCCGGTGATCTCCGAGTAGTAGGACTGCGGCGAAAAGGTTGCTGCCACCGAGGTCGTCGGCGTCGTGCCCTCCTTGAATGTCACGACCGACTTTCCGGGCTTCGCTGAGTGGAGGAACATCAGTTCCCCGAGTGCGGTGTCCTTCATAATGAGGCCACGAGCTTTCGCGAGCTTGGTAAGGAACGGACCCACCTTCTCCGTCGGCCTGAGCTTCACCCGCCTGAACTTCGGCCCCATCTCCGTGCCGGCCTCTGTCACTACCGTGATGTTGAAGGGCTGCGCGAGATGGATAGCGATCTGGAGCAGGGTGCGGTCCCCGTATTCGATCGGGAACTCTGACGCCGGCATCGTGGTGTCTGACAGCACGGCCGGCAGGGAGTACCCGCTACACCTGACTGTCCTGCTCTTCGCGGTCGACTTCGGCTCCACCCCGATCAGTTGCCCGGTGAACAAGAGCTCGTCGTCCACCAGCAGCTTCAGTGGCTTGTAGCTGAATGGTACGAACGTCTCGCGGAAGAGCGGCTCTTCTGGCTCGAACGGCGCCGACATGGTGACGGTCGAGAAGTTGTCGAGCGACCGCCTGATCTCCACCTCGCCTGGCCAGTTCTCGAAGTCTCGCGTCCCGATCGATATTGTTATATTCGGTGCGGTCATGCCGGGTACCACACGATCTCATGCCCCCGAGGTAGCTCGATGATCTCCGAACCCGTGAGGTCGTTCGACTCGATCAGGAAGTCTATTCGCTCGTGGCTAACGTCGCCGTACAGCTCGCCTGCCAAGTCGATGATAGTCCGTGGCCTGTCGAGCACCATCGTCCGCTCTGTGGCCAACGAGAAGGCCAGGCTGACGAGGTACCCAGCGCAGAGATAGATCGTGTTGGATGCCGCAGCCCATGCCCTGCCGTCGTCGAGCACTTGGATCTGCGAGCCGAACTCCACGCCGGTGAAGACCGCGTACCCACGATCTCTCCACGCGGCCATGATGTCGAGCTCCGCAAGAAGCAACTCGGCCACCGAGAGGGCCTCCGGCCTGGTCTTGTACTCCGTCTCCACTGCCGCCAACGCGGTCGCCACAAGGGCGTACGTCGCGTTGAGGTCCGCCGTGTACCAGTCGTTTGCGACCTGCGTCTGCCGCCTTGGCTGCGCCGTTGCGGGTGGCGCGTTCCAAGGGGTACCGGCCTGCGAGGACGTGGTGCCGCGAATGAAGTTCACGTACGACACGAGGCGGTTCTGTATGCCGACAATGGCTCGAGCTGGCGCCTTGATGAGGTTGCCGAGTTGCGTTGCCAGCAGGACCGGGTTGCCAACGAGAACATTGATGCTCCGGTTGATCGTCGCCTGCCACGCGTTGAACTCGCGCGTCACCTTCTCGGTTGCCTCAGCAGGCTTTCGGAGCGTGGCGTTGATGATCGATAACTGCCCCTCGACTTGCCCTCGCAACTGCTGCTGCTTGGTTGTCGTGTCGACTTGTACCGCATCTTCGTACGCCTCTGGCGCGACTTCATCGAAGTCGGCGATCGAGGCCAGCACTTCGTTCTTCGGGGACCGCTCTGCGGTAGGGTAGACCACGCCGGTGGTCGTCCAGAACGTGACCTGGACGATGGACTGGTTCGCCCGTCGCACCAGGCCGTCACTGCGGTTGATGGTGCCGAACGGAACAACATTGAACACGCCGTAGAGCGGGTGATGTAGCTTCCCAACGCCTGGCAAAAGGAGCCCGGCCTCGAACTTCGTCGCGTCCAGATCGTGGTCGTCGCCAGTGAAGAAACAGCGCATCGCGTACTTGCGCGAGCCGTAGCCGTTGTCTTGGACGTAGGATTCGTTGACGCCGATGAAGTTGAACGCCGTCGTGCGCTTCTCCGTAATGCGTGCCACCGACTCGAAGTCGAATACGTGGTCGACATCTTTAGGGTCCGTGTACGAGGCGGTGCGTATTCTGTCTTGCCAGGGCATCAGTAGTCCGCCTGCGGCGCCGTCACGCCGTATGGCGTGCTCTCGTTGAAGTCACCGCTCCCGTCGCCAATCTCTAGCGACACTTGGCTGCCCGAGCTCGACACTCCGACAACTCGATTGCCGTCGTCGCGGATGACGATCTCCCCTTTGAGGTACTCTTTGTGGTCTTGTGTGAACCCCGCAGTAAGTCCCTGCACTTCGTAGACGTTGGGCCTGTAGTCGGGCTCTAGGGTTTTGTAATACGCCTCCCATTCTGGCCCCGTGTTGAACAGCCTGCCGAGCGGGGACACATTGATTTCTTCCCCCAAGGCGCCGAACCGCCCGGCGAACTTGGCAAGCATGATGACGATCTCTAACATAGTCTCGGCAGTCTTCAGAGATTGGGCAGCGATGGCCTTCATCTCGGAAGCGTTTCTGTCCCAAAACGCCTTGAGGTTGGTGACAGAATCGCTCACCCTTTTCGCAGCCGCTTCTATGTTCTTCGGGTCCGTGAAGAACTCAGTTAGACTCTGAACGAGGTCGCGAAGCTCTGGGAGAGAGCCAGTGGCGATGTCGATGCGAAAGCCTTCCCACGCGCTCTTGAGCTTCGTGATGTCGCCGAGGAGCGTGTCCTGGCGTAGTTCGTCCATCTTCTCTGCGGCGCCACCGGCCTTGTCCGCGATCCTCTGGAGCAGCTCTGGAAGCCTGCCGCTCTTCCACGCTGACGCCAACAGGTTGGCCGCCGTCGAACCGCGCAGGCCGACCGCCGACGCGATGGCTTCCACCTTTTGCATGTTGCCGCCTGCTTTATCAAGCCCCTTGGCGATAGCAGCGATCAAGTTGGGCATCGTCTTCATGTTGCCGCCGCCACGGCCGATCTCGATCCCGAGCTGCTTGAAGCGCTTGGTCGCCTTTGGCGTGAGCATCGCGAGCTTCGTGAGCATGGTCTTGAGCTGCGTGCCCGACATGGACGCCTCGACGCCGGCATCCTGAAGCGTAGCGACCGCGGCGGCCACGTCCTCGAACCTCATGCCGAACTGCTGCGCTACCGGTGCGACCTTCGATAGACCCTCGCCGAGCTCGATGATGGTGGTCTTCGCCGATGAGGCAACGAGAGCAAACGTGTCGGCGACGCGTTTGGCGTCTTTGAACTCTAGGAGCTCGCCGAAGCCCTTGATGGTGGATATGACGACCTTCGCCGTCTCCGATATGCCTGCACCACCGGCAGACGCCGCCCTGAGTACGGGCTCGATGGAAGCCAGGATCTCAGGGCCTTGTAGCCCCGCTCGAGCCAGGATCTCCATCGCCTGCCCGACCTCCGTCGCCGTGAAGATCGTCGTCCGCCCCAGGTGCTTCGCCACCCTTTTGATCTCTTCAAAGTTTGTGATTGCCTCGAGCGTGACGGCATTGATGCCGGCCATAGACTTCTCGAACCTGGCCGCTGGAGAGAACAGTCCCTTCAGAGCGAAGCCGCCTACGAGCGCCATCGTGCCGAAGGAGATGGCGAGCCCCTTGACCCCGCGGGCGACGCGGCCAGCCATGCGCTTGATGCCCATCAGCCCCTTCTTCATCTTCCGCGAGAACTGCCCAAAGCGGGTGCTCATCTTCGCGACCGGCCCCGAGAACTTGTCGATGGCCTTGAAGATTGTGGAGATATGGAACTTCTGGTTCGCCATCTATCCGGGCTTCCGTTTGGTGAGCCTGCTCAAGTCGCCACGAAGGCCGTTGTAGAAGAAGCGGATCTCCTCGAGGGTCATGGTTCGTGGATCAGGCAACCCCGGATACTCGCGCGCAACCTGCAAAAGCATCTCGGAATATACCGCCACTATCCTGTGTCTCCCTCGCGTCAGCTTCTCATCGACGCCATGACGAACCAGCGAGACGCGCGCTAGTCCGCCGACAAAAAACCCGCCAGCCTGAGCGCGAGCTTCCACTCCTTCTTTTCGAGCCCGTCGATCCTTCGGGTAGTCTCACCTGTGATCGCACACACGAAGCGTACCATCGCCTCCATGCGCTTGGCCTCCGTCGCTGACGCCATGATCATCAGGTCAGCGCCCTTCGGCACGCGGAACGTGATCGGCTCGCCGGCCACCGTGGCCAGGACCGCCTGGCCCTTGTCGTCGACCGACAACGCGCCGCGTTCGATTGCCGCCGCCACGAGCTCGCGCACCTCGTTGACGTCTTCGGCGTCTCCCTGGCCCATGTTGCCAACGTCGACATCGACGTCTGCCGCCGCCGCTAGGCGCTCGAACTCAGCCAATGCTGCTTCCCTTCCAACTTCAGGCATGGCTCCTCCTTACTGCTTAGACAGCGACCCTTGACCGCTGAGTGAGAGGGTACACGTCGCCGACTGGGTCGAGCGTTCGATGTTGTCTGTGATCGTCCCGGTGCCCTGGTATGTCACACCAGAGGCCATCCGGATCGTACACGGCACGTAGATGTTGCCGTCTGCGATCGCCTGGAGGAACTCCTGGTTCTGTGCGTCGTCGTCGACCGCGACCGTGAGCCCAGAGAGAGTCCACGGGATACGAGTCTTGATGATGCGCGCCGTGCCGTTGCCGTTGGGCTGGACATCGTTCGACCATCCGCCGAGCGCCATCGTGGCGTCCGCGTCTGCCGCGACTGCAAAGAGTTGGGCATCTACGGAGATGCTCTCGATGCTGCCGCCGATTGGTGCTGTACCTGCCATGTCTTTTCTCCCTTACGCGACCAGCTGCGCTGCGCCGAAGTAGAACCCGAAGTTGAGGTTGACGGAGACGATGTTGGTGTTGCCCGAGAGTTGGACTGTGGTCTCCACGTTCAGTCGCTTCGGGTTCTGTGAGTCAATCGAAGCCACGGTGCTGGCCTTGGCCACCTCCACGTTGGAGATGATAGCCGCGAGCCCCAGCGCCTCGAGCCTGGTGTTGACCGCAGCCACCGCCATCGACGGGGTCTTGGCGTTGGGGTTGGTCGTTGGGTCACCGTCTGTGATGAGCGGTGCCCCGTTCCATGCGTTCACTGCGAAGATCAACTCCAGGTTGAAGACGATGTTCTGCAGCTTCACGACATCGACGACGTGCCGGTAGGCCGGCAGCGGGTCGCCCGTCGGGTGGTACATCGTGACGATGTCCGAGCAGTTGATCACATTGTCGATCACCTCGATGGTCGAGCAGCCCTTCTTGATCGCCTCGTCGCGCTC